ATCTGAGATTTGTAAAGCTTCCATAAATTGCGTTATAGCAAATAACGCTATGTTTGCAGGATTAGTAATACTATCCATAAATTGGCCCTTTAAATTGCCTAAACCGGCTTTTAAGCCTTTTAAACCCGCACCCGCTTTTCCTAAATTTGCTTCGGTTGCTTCTCCTGCTACTTTTAATGCTTTTTCAGTGTCTACTAAGTCTCCTAATATTGGAATTTTACCTATACCTTTTAAAACTCCACCAAATATACCTAATTGTTTATTTATCGCTTGCTCTTTTTCTAGTCTTTTTTGAGTTTGATCAGTTAAAGTTTTAACTTCATCATTTTCTTCTTTATATGCTCTTATTATTGCTTCTTCTTCGTCTGATACATGTTTTATTTTTGACGCTATATTTTTTATTTGATCTCCAGTTATTCCATATGTCTTAGATATTTCTTGGATTAGCGGAAGTTGCTTTAAACTTAATTTGCCATTTTCTATTATTCCTTTTTTTAAAGCTGCTTTAATAGCTAATTCTTTTTCTCCAAGTTCACTTAACCCCAATTGAGCTTTTTTCTCTTCTAAAAATGCTTCTGATTTGCTTTTTATTTCTTGTTGGGACGTTTCTGTTTTTTTTAATATATCTTTTAATTCTCTTTCAGATAATTTAGAAATACCTTCTTGATCATATTGTAAATCTTTAGCAATTTTTTCAAGTTTAGAATACTCTTTAGTTATTTCTTTAGATAAAAGCTTAGTTTTATCTGATCCACTATTTATTCCTTTAAATTCGTCTGTTACTGCTTTAAGAGTTTTTCTTAAACCTGCAAATTTGCCGTCTAAATTAAATGCTTCGTCTTTAGCTGACTCAATTCCTTTTTTTAAAATATCAATTCCTTGATTAATCTTTTTAAGATCATTTTCGGTATCGGGGTTAAAAATTGTAAAGGGCTTTCCTGTTAATTTTTTATATTCCTCTATTAAGTCCTTTAATTCTTGTTTTGGATCAGCTGCCATTTTCAGTTGTATTATATATTATAAATATTGAGTTTTATAACCCTTAATATTTAAATGATGGCTTACCTTTAGGTGCAACCGGAGACTTAGATGCTTTAGCAGCTTGTTTATTAACGTTTCCGGCACTGTCTACTAATGTGTTTCTGTCAGACGCTGCTTTTTGATTAGCTTCCGCTTCTTCTTCGTAAAACTTCTTAATTTTATCAAAAGTAAATAGTCTTAACCAGCGAGGCATGTTATACACAGTTTCCCATGTGTAACCGCCTTTACCGTGAAAGACTATTTCGTGAATTTGAGAAAATAAATTAGCCCTCATTTGAGGGACTATATCATAGGTCAGGCCAAAAAAACTTAACCCCAACTGGGATATCGACTCTATTTGAACTCCCTTCGGGAAAAAAAGTCAGATCTACGTCTGGCTGTGTTTCTTTAATATGTTTGCGTAACGCTCGCGAGTCCATTGCCAGCAAATGCTTGTCAACAAACTCTCGAATTGCTTTAGTATCACGCTCACCTCCTACTGACGTAATCATAAATTTTAAGCGAGTAGATAATTCTGGGCTGTTTGTTTTGTTAATCTTTTTTAAGCCGTCTAATTCAGCTTGAATTTTCTTTTCGTCACCGTGAGTAAGAATTTTATACGTAATTTCAATGCCTGTGCTAGGTAAAACGTAAATAAATTCGTTTTTACCTTTTTCAAGTAGTAAAGTTTCATCGAATTCTTTAGTGTCTAATTGACTTAAGTCTACAGTTTGAATTTCACTATTATATTCAAAAGCATAATCTTTACCGTAGCCTAAAACGCGAGCCGCAATCATAATTGCGTTTTTATCGCCCACTATTAAATCGTCATAATTAATTTTAGTTACAATCAACGCCTGCATCAGCTTGTCTAAGACTGTGCCGTTAGCAATGTAAGATTGATTAGTTAGGATGTCTTCTTCTTTAGCGCCCATATATTTCATTTCAATTTTACCTGTAGATAATGGGTTTCCTTCAGGATAAACTAAACCTTTAGACGGTAAGTCTATAGTTTCAGTTGGCATTGTAAATTTTGGCTCTTGAGTTGTATTTTCTACTTGCATAAATTTTATTTAAATAACTTGATTTCAATTATACATATATATAAATATAACTTTTACACATAAGAAACAAAAAAGCCCATCTTTCGATGGGCCTTTTCCTTTGTAATATCAATCAATTAGAAGTTGCTGATACAGTAATCCATTCCTAATGTTAAGGAAATAGTTGAAGCTTCAGCGTCAGTGTCCCAGTTATAATCACCAAAATCACCGTCTTTAATAAACGCGCCTTTTAAAATCCATTCACCAACGATGTCACCTACAGGTCCGAGCAAATCAATAGTAATGTCTTTTTTATAGAAATCACTGTAACCGTCTCTGCCTGTTACTGATTCGTGGTGTAAACGAAGCCATTCCATTACTGCCTGCGTGCCTGAAGGGGTAACAGGATCAAATAATGTCATAGACACGTCTTTCCAAGTAGTTTTACCTTTTAATTTACGTTGAACGTTAATGTGGTTAAGAACTACTTCGGCTTGTGTGAAGCCAAGTCCACTAAATTGCTTAATGATATATGCTGGAAAGCCGTCCACATACATGATAAATCTATTTCTCTGCTTTGGTTCAAAAGCTGTGAAAAATATTTCGTTTGGTGATATAATTGCCATCTTTACTGTTTATTTATAGTTGTTATTTTTGTTATACATACGTTAAACTAAGTCTACTACGCTGGGAATGAAGCGCCAGTTGGAGTGATGTTAAAATCCAAGTAGATAAATTCAGCGGTTTTAGTAGGCTGGAGATAAATAGCACCTTTAAGTTGGTTTCTGTCGATTACGTCAGGAGTGTTATTTGATTCGTCCATTACTACTTTAAACGCATATAAACCTTGTCTTTGTTGGATGCTAGTTAAGTATGGGTTAGCTTGAGCTAAGAACGCATTTCTAGTTGCAATTGTATTTTGTTCAAATACTAAGTTAAGAGCAATTTGATGTAAATACGTTTTAGTTTCAATTAACAAACGACGAACGTTTACGCGATCTAAAGCAGACGCTTTTGTTTGTAATGTTTTCTGACCGTATACTACAATACCTACTCCAGGAAATGTTGCGATTGGATTTACTTTACCTGTGTATAAAGTGTCTCTTGTAGCGTTAGTTAATTTTCTTTCAGCTTGAACTACACTTCCCATTCCACCTCTATTGATACCAGCAGGTGCAAACCAAGGCTCACCAACTTTGTCGTTGAAAGCATACACGCCTGGGATCATAGTTGAAGCAGGAACCCAAACTAATTTTTTAGTATTTGGATCAGTGGTTTGAACCCAAGGCCAGTACATTGCGGTGTAGCTACTATTTTTAGTGGCAGCTGTGCTAACTGCTGCTTGTGTATTAGAAGAATAAAATTCAGGATCTATTACTACAATTGCGTCGCCTCTATTTTCTACATTACTAATAAGTACGTCTAAAGCAGTACCTTGATCATTGTCACTATAAATCAAACCCGGAGCGGTAATTACGTTATATCTGTAATCGTCTCTGTTTGCTAATAAGTTAAATGTGTCGGTGTAATTTGCTCCTACTAAACCTTGGGTTTGAGTACCGTTAATTCTATCATAGAATGTAGCGGGATTAACGTCACATTGTCCTGTTCCGCCTCCAAATGCTCCACTTACTGCTAAATTAGCAATAGAAGCAGTAAATTGAGGTTTTGGATTTCCACTATTATCTAAATAGTCAGGTGTTTGAACACTAACTGAGCTTACTCTTATATAGTTACTTGCATTTTTGTAACTTCCAGTAGTTTGTAAATACACGTCACTAGTACCAATTCCTTTTAAAGTTTGAATTTGGTTACCAATTTGTCTTTCAATGTAACTTGGAGAGTTTGGATCTAAAGAAACGTTAGTAAATGACTCAAGAATAGTTTTATTTTGAGTGCTGTCGTTTCCTCTTCTTACAAGTACTGTAAATACGCCGGATCCAGTGTTTATGCCTGTAATTTCCCAACGAATATTTTCTGCAGAGCCGCTTGGTAAAGTTCCGTCTGAGTTTAAAGAACTTGTACTATTACCTATAACACCGTCTGATAAAAATTCTAATTGGAACATTTCAGTAGAGCCAGATTTAACAGAAGAAACTGCGGGGCTCCAAGAGCCACTTTGTACGCGAGTTACTAATAAACTAGTTCCGCCGTTTTGAAAATAATTGTAAGCTGAAATAGAAGTAAAGTAAGTGTATGTGTCTGAGCCACTAGCAAATGTACTACCAAAATTTGTTAAATAATCTGAATATGTAGTTACAATTTTAGGAATACCTACTTTACCTTTTGCGGTAGGACCAACAATTGCTTGACCCACGTTAGTAGGAAGCTGTGTAAGAAAGGATTGGTCGTTTTCTCTTTCTAATACACCTGGGGAAATTAATACTTCTGCCATTTTTTTATAATTTATTTATGTTATTTTTAGTTATAAATATACCATGTGCTGGTTAGAGTCATTTTGCTTATGAGGTGAATTCACCTGTTTCTAGTGAAAATTGACCGTCACCATATTTTTCCTTGATTTGCTTTGTAAGAGTTTGTTCTTCAGTTCGAAGTTCAATAAATATGTCTTTTATTGCTTCTTTATCTAAAGATAAAGCTAATATTTGCATTTCAATTTGTCCTAAAGTGGCAGTTAAGTCTGCTGCTTTTTGACGTAACGTTTTAATTGCGTTTAATTCTTCTTGAGTCAAAACTTTTTTTTCCATAAATTTTATTTTTTATTAAATTATTGTAATACGTAAGCTATATAGCTAACTGCACCTGATCCTCCAAGTTCTTCTATACTAAATACTATTTTACTAGCAGATATGTTTACTGGAAATACTCCACCAGATAAATTTTCTGCTTGTTTTGGTGCAGATGCTACAACAAATATATTTGTACCTATTGTTTTTCCTGTAAATGCACTGTTAAAAGATGAAGTATATGTGCCTGCTGTTGTTGCTGTAAAAGATCCTATATATACTTTAAATTGACCATCAGTAAATCCACCTCCATTTGCGTCATATGAAGCAGAAATATTTAAAGCTACAGACGCTGTAGCTCCACCTGCATTTAATGCGTATGCTGCTGTTACCGCATATGAAGCGGTTCCTAAAAGTGAGCCGGTTAGTGAACCTGTAACTAATGAGCCTGTTAAATTTAATGTGCCTGCTATAGTAAGATCATAAGCTGCTACTCCAGTTAGCGCGTCTATAGACTGAGTAATTTGATAAGCAAAAATAGTATTATTGTCTTGTATGCCTGTTTTTGATAATTGATTAGCCATTTTTTTATTATAAATATATAGATAATTTTATTAAACAAATGAGCCTGTTCTCCATGAACCTCCAATATATGCGTATATTTTTGGAGTACCTGCTTTATCTACTCCTACTAGCATTTCTCCTTCTATTCCAGTCCATACTGGAAGGTTATTTGCGCCTATTCCTCCTGCTGTGTATGATTGGGTTGCAATTGCTATAGAACTACTGTGGGTTACTTTAAATGCATCTTTTCTATCAGTGCCTGCTCCTGTTCCATTTCCTACTATAAATAAAGAAGTTGTATCTGTTGTAGTATTCCATCTGCCTGATACATGTTGATAATCTGCGTTAGTTTGTGTGCTATATCCTTCAGCATGTGAGTATGCTCCATTAGCTGCTGTATTATTCCCTTCAGCATGAGATCCATTAGAATATGCTACAGTTTGGTAACCTTCAGCATGGGAGTATTGTCCGTAAGCAAATGTTTCATAGCCTTCAGCATGTGAGTATCCTCCGGTTGCTTGTGTTACCCAACCTTCAGCATGTGAAGAGTAACCAATAGCTTTTGTTCTATATCCTTCTGCGTGTGAATAATCATTACTAGAAGTAGTTTCAAAACCTTCAGCATGTGAATAGTCTCCACTAGCTGTAACGTTATTTCCATTACTAAGTGAGAATGTTTTATCGTCGTATATAAAACTGTCACTTCCATCAAATGCTCCGCCATTATTAAATTGAACTGTTTTGTCATTACCTCCAGGAGTACCTCCTCCACCTGGCAAAGTTATGCTAGCTGAAGTTTCTATTATGCTGTTTCCAGCACTGCTTGTATAGTATAAGTTTAATGTGCTTCCGTCTATTGAAGCCGAATAAAAGAAAGACGCAAAGTTTATGTCTAATTCAGCCCACGTCAGTACTGAACCTTTATCGTTTCTAAATGTAATTGCCATTTTATTTTATATTATTTACTATTTTTTCTTCAATTATTACTTGAGTTTTGTCTAAGAATTGTTTTACAGAATGTGTTTCTTTATTATAAGTGTCTGGGATTAAATATCCATTCATTTTTATGTTAAAGGTACTTTTTACAATGCGGTCTTCGTTTGGATTTAATTCTACTACTGTATTAAACGAGTCAATACGAGCATTAAATTTAAAACGTTGTGGGTCGCCCCAATATGAGTCAGACGCGTAGTTAATTGCTTCAATTACTTTATTCATTTGTTCAACGTAATAAGTGTATATAGTACAACTATACATTAGCGTAACGTAATCAGGAATAACTACTGCGTAGCGTGTTTTTTCCGGTACTCTATTATTTAGTGCATCAAAGTTATCGTATGCGTTTCTAGACGAGTATGCTTTAGTAAAAACAGAATAATTGTGAGGATTATTTGCGTCTAATTTATTGCCTATAGATCTATTTTTTTCAATTGAGTCTCTTTTAAAGGTAATAAGCGGACACATTACTTTTCCGTTTTTGTCTCGCAAATATCCTTCTTTTTGAGACGCAGCCCATCTTTCAGGACTAGCGTAAATAATAGGTATTTCTATTCGTGTGCCGTTTTGAATAACAGACGGCTTAATTATATTATT